GACGGCCAAGACGAACAAGCCAAAATGAACGCCGCCATGTGGGCGACGGCACTTTTGACGGGTGCCAGGCGCGGCGAAATACTCGGCATCGAAAAGGATAGGGTGGGCGACGTGCTGGACTTGTCCTGGCAGCTCCAACGCATCACAGACATATCCAAAGCGCCGGCCGACTGGGAACACAGGCACCTACGCTCGACAATCTACTTGACGCGTCCGAAATCATCCGCAGGCTGGCGCATCATCCCCCTAGTCGAACCCCTGCGCTCCATCCTCCACGCCCACACAGCCAACCGCGGACCAGGACTCATATTCACCCGCGACAACCTACCCTGGGACCCAGACGGCGCATCAGCCGAATGGAAAAAAGCGCTCAAAGCGGCCGGGATAGCCGCCGACGATGTATCACTGCACGGCGCCCGGCATGGGGCAGTAGATATTCTCCTAGAGGCCGGCGTCCACGAGGCTGTCGTCAGTGAAATCGTGGGCCACTCAAACCGCGCAACCACCCGCGCTTACAAGTCGAAGGGGAATACGCGTCAGCTAACCGATGCCATGAATAAGATGAGCAAATTGCTTGAGCAGTAAGGTCGCTAGGCGACTCGTGCCCACGTTTTGCCGCGGACGATGACGCTCACATTCATTGGCGAGGTCTTGTATTTGCGGGACAGTTCTATCTGAGTGAATTTGCCTGTTGCATAGTCCGCTCGGATGGCGCGGACCTCGGCCTCAGTTAGCTTATGGCTACCCTGCCGTTCTCCGTGGGCGGTGCGGTCCTTGGCCGCGCTGTCCTGTGAGTTCTCTTTGGGTGTGCCGGCGAAGAGGTGGCCGGGGTTGATGCATGGCGGATTATCGCAGCGGTGGCAGGCGAATAGCCCGCCGTCCAGCGGTCCGACCCATGCTAAATAAGCGATCCGACTAGCATGGTTGGTCTTACCGTCCCCGACGCTTACCAACCCATAACCCGTCTTTTTGTTGATTACCCCGTTCCATTCCCAGCAGGGGCCTAGTTCGGGGCGACGGACTACTTCTGTCCAGCCGCCGAACTCTAGGCGTTCGGCAAGGCTTGCGTCCTGTGGTGTGCGTTCCGTGAATGTTGGATCGCCGTGTCGCCGGAGGCGCGTGTAGTGCCTATCGCATAAACCCTTGGCGGTGGTTATTGCGTCGCATCCGTCCATCTTGCAGGTGCCGCGGAGCTTCGGTCCCACGCGGACGTAGTGCACGTAGCATTTCTCGCGGAAGTAGATCGCTCGGTGGCAGCTATCGGTGCTGCATGTAGACTTGGCCATATCGGCACTCCCTTATGTGTCGGTCACAGCCCCGGGTGGTTCCAGCCATCGCGGGGCACTTCTTTGCCTTACTGCTTGTTACTCCACAAGTATAGCTTGTGTCGCCACAATCCGGCGAATGCAAAAGAGCCTCGTCGCCAGAAAGTTGGCGGCGAGGCTCTTTTGTTTTTTGGTTCTAGGGGTGTCTGCCGCCGCCGTTGTCGATGCGCTGGGCAAGCTCTTCCAGGAGTTGGTGTGTCGTCATATCCTCAACACCGATCCGCACCTCGTGGAGGTTGGCCTCGTCGTCGGTAATGAGTTCCGCTTCCGCGAGGGCCAAGAGAACGTTCTGGTGGAATGCGCGGGCGAACTGGACAACGAATTTCGGGTCCGCGTTCATTCCCTTTTTCCATCGGGTCATTGCTGACTCGTCGAATCCTGCGCGGGCTGCCACTTCACGCGCTGTCATTCCTTCGGTAACTCGGGTGATGTAGTCGTACCAGCGCGTTACTTGACTGGTTTCTGGTGAATTAGGCATGAGGGCAACTTTAGTTTGCGCCAGCGCAACACGTCAACGCAATTTACCCACAAGTAACCGAGCAACACGCCCGACCGCGTTCTAGTACCCGAGTACATACCTGCCCCCAAAAACCGCTAGATTACGCGGTTTTGTGGTCTAACAAGGTGCGCTTGTTAATTAACAGAACCGATTGGGCTTGCGCTTGTCCAAGTGGCGGATTAGAGTACTCGGTATCAGCAAGTTGGGGTTGCGAAAGTCCAGCTTGTAGCAGACCAAACACACAAAGCTGGGGAGCTAAATAGAAATGGCAAAGCCAACACTTAGCGTCAATCTTGAGACGCTAGAACGACTCCGCGAAGGCCAGCCCTGGGGAGAGTTCGCAAACCATATCGGCGTTGACGCCGGCACAATCTCACGGATCCGCCACGGGCTCTCACGTCCCGGCCCCGGATTCATCGCAGCAGTACTCACCACCTACCCCGTCCGCATGGAAGACATCGTGACGGTGGAGGACGCAGCGTGAAAATTGCGTTCAGCATTGAGGAAGCGGCCGAAGCCGTTGGTTACTCGACCGACACGGTTAGAAGGGCCATCCGCAACAACGATCTTGCGGTGAAGTATGCCAACTCGAAGCCGATCATCTTGGCTACCGAACTCCAGGCGTGGGCCGAAGCGCTCCCGTCCGAACCGCAGAAACGCTAGACCCCGCATCACCCGCCGCAGCCGTTAGAGCCGGCCACCCCGCCCCAACAGAGGGCAACCACCCAAACATTTCCACCACCACTCTCGTGTTCCTTGCGAGAAGAAGGGGCTTATTTGTCATGCCCTCAAACACTGATTACCTGTCCAAACTCGCCGCATACAACCAGCGCAACAACATCACCGCCACGTTTTCCGAGATGAAGAAGACCGCACGCCGGATGCAGAAGCTGCACGATGAACGCGGCCCTGTTGATGTCGAGGCGTTCTTCCTGCTCCACAGTGACCCGACGGGCGAAGAAGCTACGGACAACGTGATGGCCGAACAAGCCGCAATCAACCGCACCAACGCAGCCAGGAGGCACGCAGCATGAACGACGAACCAACCGCCCACGACCTCCTCGCCGAACTGTCTGTGATGTGCGCATGATCGCCGCCGTATTAGACGACTGGGACGACGCGTGGAAGGACGACGCTGTAGCCGCTATCGTCAGCCTCTCGCTCGATCACGAGACGTTCAGCGCGGACGACTTGCGCAAGGAGATGCGCCCACCGAACCGCAGCGCCCAGTATGGGGCCGCGTTCACGTCAGCCCAAGCTCAAGGGTTCATTGAGCCAGTCGAGTCCCACAAGTCCACCAGTAAGTCCCGCAACCATGGCCGCAATCTCCGCTGGCGCCGCAAGCAACAAGGAGTCACCAAGTGAACGGTTTCTACGTCCTAGTCCTGGCCGCAACGATCGTCGGCGCCGTGTACTGGATCCCCCGAGCACTCGCCTACGACCGTCTCATGTTCGAGATGGACAACCTCGACGACGAGGAGTTGGAAGCGGTCCTCGCTGAGTTCCCGGACGCGCTGACGAGGCGGCCGAGGTGAGCGTCAGATTCATTATCCGAAAGGACGGAGCGGACGCGGGCCTGCCTTGGACTGTTAGGGATGCACTCTGCCCCAAATGCGAGTCGCACGACTTTATAGGCGAGGACTGGATCGACGAGTGCACTGGCAATTGTGATGCCCGCGAGGCATTCAGTGCAGCGATTGCCTGCGTCGGATGACCACCCCCGACCCGATCTACTGCCCAGCGCAGACGTACCGGCAGACCCGCGACAACCCCGCTGAGTTCTGCGAAAACGAGGTAGCCGACTACGGAGACTTCTGCGACAAGCACGACGAAGACGACCGTGCCGATGAAGCCTATGACCGAGAAAGAGATGCCAGCTATGACGACTAACCAGACCCGCTCCCATGCCCTGCCGTGGACGTTCCGGCAGTTTTGGACGGACCTGTTCCCGCGCCGCACCACCAGCCCGAACCTGGCCCACACGCTGACGGGTCATGAGGCGACGGCACGGCATTTGTTCGGGGAAGCCTGCCAGTGGTCCCGGCTGGACATGCTCGACTACGATTCGTCACCCATCCTCCGTGGCGTGTGGTTGGCTGAGGCTGACCGGCGGATTGCCGGCGGCGGCGTAGACATCCCCGACCTGCTCGTGTTGCGCTGGCACGGGTACACGCCCGCCGAATGGGCCGGACTACCTGCCCTCGTGAAGGTGGACAAGCGTGAGGGCTATTTCCAGGCGCGAGGTTTGGCGTCATGACCCCCCGCATCGAGTACGGCGCCCAGGTGGTGTGTGTCGCGGCTGTCGTGTACGTGAAGGACTTCGCGTTGAAGGTCGTTACGGACTGGATGGAGTCGATGGCCGACGTGACCCCGCTCCGGCTTGTTACGCGGGTCTGGGACGGGGACACGTGCGGCCGGTGGGAAATAGTACCCGAACCAGCGAACCGGGCAACCGGGAAGGAAATGGAATGAGTGACCGGGACGAACTGGCCGAGATGACGGCCGGGGCAGACACCTTGGCATGGGACATCTTCCGAGCCGACAACTCCAACATCCCCGAAGATCAGTTGCGCGCAGACTTTCCACCCAAGGCCGAATATGCCATCCACATAGCCAAGCATCTTCGAGCCGCCGGTTACCGGAAGGTGCAGCCATGACCGCGGCCGAGTACCAGGCGCTCGCTGCCAACACCAAGCAGGCCACGGTGCGCGTTGAGGCCGTCACGGAGCAGGTCCGGTTACGCGGGCAGGTGTTCGATTACGACGCGCCACTCCCGCCGATGCCCGACTACCGCGCCCGGTCGTGGGAACCCGCCGCACGACACTACCGGGACATGGACGACGACGAGAAGGAGTCCCAGTGACCCCCTGCTATACCCGGCATGAACTCTTGCCCGGCGTACACCAAGACATCCCCCACGAACACGCAGCGAAGGAGCCGAGCGATGGACCACGACGACAAGAAGGAGAACTGGTCCCGGACGACGAACCGATACTGCGACTGCGTGCCGTGGAGATATTCGCCGCGCTATCCAAAACCAACAAACCCTGACTGCAAGATTCATGGGCAAGCCGGGAATGACTGATCGAACAAAGACAACCACTAGGACCTGAGAGGGTCCATTTTTTATGCCTACGAATGGGGAGAAATGAAGCCTGGAATTTACAGCGGCGTCACGAACGCCGACTATCACAAGGACCCGGCGCTCGGGTCCACGTCATTGAAGACGCTGGCAACACGCACGCCGGCGCACTACCGGCACGACCTGACGCACCCGAAGAGCTCGGCGGCTTTCGATCTCGGCACTGCGGCGCACAGTCTCATTCTTGAGCAGGACGAATCCGGCGTAGTCGTGATCGACGTCGAAGCTAAGCGCGGCAAGGCGTGGACCGAACCTGCCGACGCAGCAACCGCCGCCGGGAAGATCGCACTCACGAGTAAGGAGTGGGAGCAGGTAAGGAGGATGCGCGATGCAGTCATGTCGCAGGCAATTGCACATGCAGCATTCACCGGCCATAAGGCAGAGCATTCCGTCTTCTGGGAAGAGGATGGGCTGCTGCTCAAGTGCCGCCCGGACGCGTGGCAGGAGGGCGCGTTGATCGACCTCAAGACGGCCCGCAGCGCTGACCCCAACGACTTCGGAAAGACGGCGCACGAGTTCGGCTACCATCAGTCGGCCGCACACTACATCGACGGCGTCAAAGCAGCGACCGGCGAAGAGTTGCCGTTTCATTTTGTGCTGGTTGAGAAGACCGAACCCTACCTTGTGTCCGTGGTTGAGCTGGACTGGGAAGCCATCGACCTCGGCCGCGCATTGAATGACCGGGCGAAACGCATCTACCGCGAATGTGCCGAGTCTGGCAACTGGCCCGGCTACCCGTCAGCCGAACCCATCAGCCTGCCAACCTACGCCGTCTACGCAACCGAAGACCTGCTAGGCATCGACAACGACCTGGAGTTGAAGATATGAAAATCACCGCAGAACCCCGCTCCGACCAATGGAACGCCGACGACTTCACCAGCGGCCCGCGAACGTTCACCATCGCCGGAGTGAAGGACGGAATCGCTGAACAGAAGTACGACATCGCATTGGAAGGTGAGGCCCGCGCTTGGCGGCCACCGTTGACCACGCTGCGCGTGTTGCTCGCGGCTTGGGGCGACGACTCGAACGTCTGGGTTGGCCGCCGCGTGACCCTATACCAGGACCCAACCGTG